CTGCGAGCAGTTCGTCGCAGCGGTGCAGCTCTAGATCTAGAACTTCCTCTGCGCGGTCGCGCGTAACGTCTTTCAGTGCGTCTTCGACGTACTTGTGGGATGTGGCCACGCTGATTCTCATCGCTTTACCGATGTTGCGGTATGAGTATCCGGCCAGGCGGAGGCCGAGCGCTTCGTGCATACGGTCTCGGCGTTCTTTTTTCAGCCGGGTGGTTTTCGGTCCTTCGCGTCTGGGCACAGCGGCCTCCTTTCGGAAAAGGCGCGGGCATAGCAAAAGCCCGGTAGTGTGGCTATCTACCGGGCTTCTACTACTACTTGAAAGGGCGCTGGCGCTAATGGTTAGCATCTCTGCTAGGCACACTTTTAACGCCATTACCATATTAGCAGGGTTCACGCTTTCAACGCAAGCAACCTCGTGATGGCTCCAACGCGGTAAAGCGCCGGTCCTTTGCCTTCCTGCCTCGGTTTAATTTTTTCCCGAGCGATCCAGGTTTTAAGCGTTCCCTGCGGGATCATCTGACCGGACACCATCTCAGCCGCGCGCCTGGCCTGCTCACGCGGAAGCCACAGCTGCGCGAGGTTAGCGTAAAGATGGGCGAGAGCGTCGCCCACGTCGAAGCGCGTCCCGCACTGGTGGCAGGTGGCTTCTTCGGCCTCGGGCCTCACGGTCACGTCCACACCACACTCCGGGCAAGGTCCCACATATCGGCGCTGAGCACGCGCTGGGCTTGTGAGAAGCTCGATCCGGTGGAGGGCGTAGGTCAGTTCGTCGATCATCTGAGGCGCTTCGTCCCAGTTGCGCAGGTGGGGTGCGCTGACCTGGAAGATCCGCCGGGCCTGGTACCAGTCGCCCGTCTTGTAGGGGACCGGTGGCAGAGCGTAGTTCCTTGTGGCCACGGCCCAAGCATCGACAGCGTCGCGCATTTCGCCGATCTCTTCCAAGAGAGCAAGGCTCAGAGGCGGCTTAGAGGCTGCCGTGCCTCCACCGCCTCCCGCCCGGTGGGTGGTGAGCGAGTAGGTCGCGTCCTCCATGAGGGAGGGCAAATCAGAGACCAGCGTTACCAGCCGCGCGCAGGCGCTCCGGCTCACGGTCTCACGCTTTTTGATAGGTTCACCGGTGATAGGGCAAGTGTGTTCGATCATGTTTAGAACTCCTTCGCGCTGGATGGATGGATGGTTTTCGACAGTTCCGCCTTCACCGCATCGATCAAGGCAGACTGTGTTACGTCTTTGGTTTCAAGGGCTTTAAGCACACGCTCGTCAATCGTTGAACGGGCAATGAGGTGATGGATAGAGACCGGGAAGCGCTGGCCCTGGCGAGCCAGACGCGCGTTAGCCTGTTGATAGAGTTCGAGGCTCCAGGGCACCGTGTACCAGACCAGGTGGTGGCCGCCCTCCTGAAGGTTCAGCCCGTGCCCTGCCGAGGCCGGATGGATCAAGCCGACCGGGATACGCCCGGCGTTCCAGTCCTTCATAGAAGCCGCGTCTGAGAGCTCGCGCGCCTGCGGGAAGGCTTCGAGCAGACGTGCCAGGTCAGACTTGAACCAATAAGCGACCATAACGGGGCTGCCGTTTGCAGCCTCGATCAGATCCGCTAGGGCCTCGATCTTCGCACCGTGAACCAGTTCGGCTGTGCCTTGCTCTGTGTACAGGCTTCCCGAAGCCAACTGCATGAGCTTGTTCGATAGGCCTGCCGCGTTCTTAGCATCTACCAGGCCACCCGGCAGGCTGAGCAGCATCTGCTCGCCCAAATCACGATATGCCTTCTTGGCGGAGGCTGGAAGATCGACAGGCACCGCTGTGGAGGTCACAGGCGGGAGGTCCAGATGGTCGACGGCATTCATGGACATGGTGATGTCGTGGATCTTCGCGTAAATCGCGAGGTCCGCCCCTTTCTTGATCTTCCACGTGAAGATCTGGGCGGCGCTTCTCTTATCGGGCTGGAAGAATTCATCTCGGTAGTGGGTGAGAAAGTGCCCGAGCCTCTTACCGCCGTCAATCAAGCGGAACTGCGCCCAGATATCCAACAGGCTGTTAGGTGCTGGCGTACCGGTCAGGGCGACCATCCGGGTGATTTTCGGCAGAACGCTTTTCAGGGCCTTGAACCTCTTAGATTGATGGTTCTTGAACGATGAAGATTCATCGAGGATCACCATGTCAAACGGCCAGGCTTTCCCATAATTTTCAACCAGCCAGGGAAGGGTGTCTCGGCCCACCGTGGTGACCAGTGCCCCACTCTCGATGGCCTTAGAGCGCTGCTTAGCGTCTCCCACAGCGCACGCCACGTCCAGGCAGGCCAGGTGGTCCCACTTCGCGGCTTCGTCAGCCCACGTGTCGCGAGCGACGCGAAGCGGAGCGATCACCAAGACGCGGGAGACCTCGAACCGATTGAGCGCGAGGTCTTGAATCGCTGACAGGGTAATCACCGTCTTGCCCAGGCCCATATCGAGGAAAAGGGCGCAGCGCGGATGTTCCACCACGTAATCGATGGCCGCCCGCTGGTAGTCATGCGCCTTGAATTGCATCGCACACCGCCTCTACCTCGGAGATGTCATCGAGGACCAAGCACACCGCGCCCAGGCCTCGAAGCTGTTCGATCCGGACCTTCTGGACAGGCCGAGGCTTTTCGCCCGGTGCCTTGACCTCCACGAAGCCGATATGCCCACCGGGCAGGATCACCACCCGGTCAGGCACACCGACCGTCGAAGGTGAGGTGAACTTCCAGCACACACCGCCCTTGGCGCGCACCGCTTGGACTAGTTTTTGTTCGACTGTTTTTTCTCGCATTTTTTTTGCCTCCCGCCTTCGGGATGTAGCAAAGTAGCAATCTTTTCGGGAAACTTTGAAAAGCCCTATATATACGTGTATATGCGCCTATATGAGGGCTATATATACCCATTTCCTCTATATAGAAAAAGTTTGCTACTTTGCTACATACTTAGTGTTTTCGTTGCAATACCAACCGAAAGTCTGTAGCAAACTATGTAGCAAAGTCTGTAACCATCGAGTTTTCAACTAATCTTGCTACATCCGGGCGGCACGGAGCTTGCTACATTTTTCGAGCTTGCTACAGAGCTTGCTACAGACTTTGCTACATGTTTTTTGCTACCTCACGAACTCCCTTTGCCTCCCGTATGGACCGGTCGGTACGGAGTTCGAACCGGCCTCCCAGCCGAGCCTCTTCAGCGCGTTTCCGATCCAGTAAGAATCGCGCCTGGACAGGTCCGCTTGGCGTTTGTCGAGGCACTCGCACCAGACCTCAATCACGCTCACGCTGTCACGCTGGACTAGCTCGCGAGGCTCGGAGTCAGGGGCGATCCCCATGAACCAGTTACGGCGCTCGGCGGCGCTGAGCTTCGCCCAGTCCGAGGTGATCGGCTTGTCCAAGAACTCAGCGATCATGCCCACACGCCCGTCAACCTCGATAGCATCCCTCTGACGATCTTTCGCCATCCGGGCGACAGCGCCGGTTAGGTGCAGCGGCTCTCCTGCGCGCTCCAGGGTGACTGCCTCGCTCCAGATCTGGGCCACATCCCGGTCGGTCAAGTCCCAAGGCTTGGCGATGCAGTCGCCCGTCACGTCTACCGGCCACATGCGGCGGTTTCCTGCCGGATCGGTGAGAAAGCCGTCCTCGGCGTTGGTGGTGCCGAAGAAAACGCACTGCCTGGGATGCCTGGAGACTCGCCTCTCATACGCGCCTCGGTAGATGTCATCCTGGCGCGAGAGGAAAGAGCGCAGGGACTCTGTATCGGCCTTGCGCAGTCCTGCGAGCTCTCCGAACTCGTGGATCCAAAAGCCTTGGAGCTTCTCGGCCGCTGTCTTATCCCGCGTATCAGCGAGAGACAGGGAGTCATTGAACCAGTCGCCACCAAGGCGCGCGATCAGGGTTGACTTTCCGATACCCTGCGGGCCCGCCAGTACTAACATCGTGTCAAATTTGACTCCAGGCCTCTTGGCTCGGCGCACAGCCGCGCAGAGCAGCTTACGTGTCACTGCTCGGGTGTACTCATCATCTTCAGCGCCCAGGTAATCGACCAGTAGAGTGTCTACGCGCTCGATTCCGTCCCAGGTAGGCAGTGACTTCAGATAGTCGCGCACTGGGTGGAACTTGCGTTCGTCGGCGACGATGGCCAGGGCGTTCTTCAGGTCTCGCTCGGCGAAGCGCGCGAAGCGCTCTTCCACATAGGCGGCCAGGTTCGCGTCGTCAACGTCCCTCCAGGGCAGCGCCGGACGTGCCCAGGGCAGGATGTCTTTCACCGCAATAGAGTTCCACAGCTCATCGTAAGCGATGCCTGTCAGGTTCGGATCAGCCCTGAGCAGCGTGACCAGATTCGGCAGGGTGGGTCGAAGTTTGCCCGCCTTATCGGTCTCCAGGTCGAGGCCTGCCATCCACTCGCCAGACTCGCCCGTGACAGTCTCGAACTCATCGACAGCGGCCAAGAGCAGCTGCGAGCGCACCTCTGGCAGGTCAGCGGCCCAGGCGGTCATCTCCTTATAAGAGGGAGCCTTACCACCGGAGGCTCCCTGAGCGTCGCGGTCCAGCTCGCCGAACTTGTGGAGGCGAACCAGGTCGAAAGCGTTGCACAGCTGTTGCCCAGCCGGGTCTGAGCCATGGTGCGAGTAAGCGAACAAACCGTTTTCGTAGACCACCAGGCCGCCCGTGGCCTCGCCCGGCGTGTAGGTGTAACGATCCTCCGAGATCGCCTCGTAGGCAGGGATGAACGCCTCGATAGCTTCCTGGATCGTGTAGGCCTTACAAAACGCACCGACGATGCCGCTTTTTTCGCGGGGGTCCTCCTGCTTGGAGGCAGTAGAGGCTACGACACTGACCTGCCTGGTTGACATCGGCCAGGTGGACGCATCCTGCCAGTTCGTATAGCCGTCCAGGATCGCGTCAGGATCCAGCGGTTCACCCTCGAACGTCAAGCACTCGTACTCACCATCGACCGGAGTAGACGGCCAGTACATGAGGCGGTGCGGCTCATAGGTGGAGTCATCGAAAAAGTCCATGCCGATACGCGAAGCGAAGCCACGCGCGACAGGCACGTATTCTTCAGCGCTCACCTCCCTAGCCAGAGGGACCACGATACGAAGCCTCGGGGCCTCCGGCGTGTGCTTGTGCGTCGTGTACACACAAGCCGCGCAGGTCAGCTCTTCTGCGAGCGTGAGCCACACATCCGGCGTGCCAAAGTCGATATCCAGGGCCAGGGCGGAGCGGCACAGCACCGAGCCTTTCTTACGCCTGCCCTCTGCCAGGTGACCGGCCACGAAGCCGCCCACGTCCTTCACATCCGACTGTTCAGCGTGCGTCATCTTCAGGAACTGCGCGAGGGTTTCCGGCGTGCGGTGCGTCTGGGCCAGGCGTTCGCACAGCTCTGCCCAGTCAATCGTGCTGTTCAGCCACTTGGTGGAGGTGCGCCGAGGGGCTGTAGAGATTTTCAGCTGCACTGTTTCTATCCTTTCTTGTAGTAGGTTGACTCGAAGCCCTCGGCTGCGAGGGGTAAGCCTTTCGACCACTTAGGGCCGCGTGACATGAGCGCGCACAGCTCCTCGACTGAGCCGCGCCCGTAGGGCACTTCGGTAATCACTTCGTCATGCACGTGCATCACCGTGGGGTAACCTGCGGCTTCAAGGGCGGCCATGGAGTGGGCGAGCACATCTCTAGCGGTCGCCTGGACGATGTTTTCAACCAGCTTTCCGCCGTAGGTCTCAATACGTCCCCACTTGCGGTTCAGGCCAAGGCCCATGAAAGTAATGGACTCTCCACCGAAGCGGTTTTCACCCACGCGAGGGGAGGGGTAGATCAGCTCACGGCCAGACGGTAGGGCGATGACCAGCGCGCCGAGCTTCTGATAAACCTTGATCCTGCCCACCATCTGCGAGGTGCCGTTCTT